CCTTCGGAGGAATAGCCGGACGCATCATGCGTTCGTATCAGGAAGCAAAATTGCGCTTAACAGAAGAAGAAGCGCGTTACGCTTCGGAAATGCAGTAAGGGGGGGATTGTATGGCAAAATATGACGGATTAATTTACATACCTGCAAGCGATCAAAATTTTATCAGCGGCATCCAAGGTTTAACAGATTTGCAATTAGGCAAGATGCTTGAAAAACTTTATGAACTTAACGAATCAGAACCAGGTCATAAAGGCAGGATAAAAGCTATTGAAAAAGAAATAACTAGCAGAAACGGAACTAGCACCGAGGCGGTCGCTACAAATAAGATGCAAGCTGACATCGAAATGATCGAAAGGCTTTACGGTGACGGGATGCCATATGAGCTTGACCGTATTGAAAACGAAACTAAATTTTATTTGGCGCAAACCGCTCAAAGCCTTTTTGAAGCAGGAAAACGATTTTTGCGAATTAAAGCGCATGAAAAACATGGCGATTACTATGCGGCATTAGAACGAATTGGAGTGCCACCAACAACCGCTGAATACGCAATGGCTGTGGTAAAAAAATTCGGTTCAAATCCCCACGCGCGTGGGGATTTGGAAGATTTGGGAGCATCAAAGCTGCGTATGCTTACGGTTTTTGAAGAAAAAGACATAAGTGAATATGTCAACGGCGGCTCCTTGGGAAGCATCCCGCATGACGATGTCGAAGCAATGACCACAAGGGAACTAAGGGAAGCAATCCGCGAAGAGCGTAAAAAATCAGAAAGAGCATCCGGTGTTTTCGAGAAAAAACTACAGCAGAAGAACGATCAAATAACAAAACTGGAAATGGAAAACGCTAACCGCCAACCGCCGACCAAGGAACAGCTTGCAGGAGTCGAGCTGGATGGACATATGAAGCCTTTCAACGTTCAATTACAAGATGCTATTTTTGCAATGGGCAAATGTATCGACATGATTACAGAAATTCAGCGCATTGATAACATCAGTTTTGTCCAGCTCAACGATTGGATTTTAAAACAATCGTCTGACATTGAAGCTATAACATTAACTTTTCAGGAACTTCAGGACACCATCAATGACATTCACATCGACAAAGGCGAAGCATGATTTATCAGTCTTTCATTGAACGGATGGATGCGGCTAAAACCGCCTCTGCCCGTAAAGCCGTTGTAGATGATATGTGCCAGAGATTCGCATTCTCAACGGCGAAGGCTTATAAAATCCTGAATGAAAACGGGTGGACATCCAAAAGGAAAAAACGTAAAGACGCGGGGACAAGCAGTATAAGCGATGAAGAATTGAAGCTGATTGCCAATATGCAAAAAATAAGCAAACGAAAAAACGGTAAGGTGGTTATGCCTGTAACTGTGGCGCGGTCAATCCTTGAGGCGCAAGGCATAGATGTGAATGTCGGCGATAGCCGGATACGAAGCCTTCTTCAGGAAAAACGGCTTTCAGCAAAAGATATAAAAATACCTACGCCGTATCAGCGGATGCGAAGCGAACACCCGAATCAGGTTCACCTGACAGACCCTTCAAACTGCCTGTTGTATTTTTCCCCGGGAGGCAAACAAAAAATAATTGATGATGATGAATTGTATAAAAATAAAAACTTCTATGAAGGCGAAAAATTGAAATGCCTTCGTTATGTGCTAACCGATCATTATTCATCAACCATTTGTGTCCGTTACTATGAAGCCGCCGGGGAAACAGCCCTGAATATGTATGAGTTCCTGCTTTACGCATGGGGTATGAAGGAAGATCCTCTTTATGTTTTTCACGGGCTGCCGGAAACGTTAGTCTGGGATTGCGGAAGCGGAAACATCGCTCGCTCGACTGTTAAAGCGTTATCCGCACTACGTGTAAAAGCAATCCCTCATTTGCCTGGGAATCCACGCGCTAAAGGACAGGTAGAGAACGCGCAGAACATTGTTGAAACGCAGTTTGAAAGCCGCCTGCGTTTTGAACCTGTTCACAGCCTTGACGAGCTTAACAATGCCGCGGAGCGCTGGTGCGCGGCGTATAACGCGAATATGATACCCAAGCAGGATACCAGGCTTTCCCGCAATGGAATCTCAAACAGCCGTTTGATGTTATGGCAGAAGATTCAACCTGAACAATTAAAAGAACTTCCTGATCGTGAAATATGCAGACAGATTTTTACTAATGGTATTCAGGAAAGAAAAGTATCAGGCGATCTATCAATCAGTTTTATACATCCAAAAATAAAGCGGTCTTTACGTTACGATCTTTCCGATTTGCCGGAAATCATGGTGGAGCAGAAAGTGTTTGTCCAGCCAATTCTTGTAGACGCTGAACCTTTAATTTTAGTGAATTATAAATTAAACGGCGAATCGGTTAGTTATGAATGTAAACCCATCGCGTTTGACAATGCCGGTTTTGATGTAGACGCTCCTGTATTCGGTAAGGAATATAAGCGGCTGCCTGACACATTACGCGAAAAAAATGCCAAAGAACTAGCGGCGAAAACAGACGGGACGATTCCGCTGGAATTTGTCGGTAAGAATAATTTGAAAGCACACAGTTACATCAGCGCAACAAGTCCATTTATCAAGCCAACAACTGGAAAAAAAATCGCTGTATCTACTTCGTCTATTCCGTTACCTGACATCGGCGTAACTCAAAAATCGGAAACAATCCGTATTCACGAAATATTAATCAGCGCGACAGAAATGGCGAAGCGCATAAAGCCGGAACTTGGCTATGTGCCTGACGGTTTCATCGAGAGGCTTAAAACGGCGTATCCCGAAGGAGTGCCGTCAAACCTGCTTGATGATTTAGTAGACGAATACAAAGAGCCCAAAGAAGAGCCCTTTGTCAACATTCTCAAATTCGCATAAGGAGATTTTATGTTAACGTTAAAAACTTTTAGGAAATTCGGACTTAAAGCCGATCCGTTTTACGGCGATGTGGTAAAAGCCGATGACGTGTATCTGACAGAAGATACCAAATTTATCGCCGAATACATTCTGCAGTCGGCGAAAGCTGGCGGCATGGTCGCAATGGTAGGCGAAAGCGGCAGCGGGAAAACAACCATACGCCGTTACGCGATAGATCGCATGGCTGCCGAAGGCCAGAAAGTCCGCGTAATCGCGCCGCGCTGTATCGATAAAACGCGTCTATCAACCGGAAGCATCTGCGACGCGATAATAGCGGACTGCTCGGCGGAAACGCCGCGGCGGACAATGGAAGCCAAAGCCCGCCAGATTGAAAGGATACTTACCAATTCAAGCCGCGCAGGCTGGAGCCATGTCCTTATGATCGAGGAAGCGCACGATCTTAACATCAACACGCTCAAATATCTTAAGAGATTCTGGGAGCTCGAAGACGGTTATAAAAAATTACTGTCAATCGTATTAATCGGTCAGATCGAAATGAAAGCGAAGCTTGACGAATCTAAAAACTGGGAAGCCCGCGAAGTAATAAGGCGAATGGAAGTCCTTGAACTTGAACCATTAGCGAGCGGTGATGAAATCGCTGGTTATCTTGACATCAAATTCAAACGGCTTGGTAAAAATCGCGCGGACATTATAAACGACGCGGGATGCTCCGCTCTTGCGGCGAAACTCAAAAGGCAGACGCGGGCTGGCCTTGTTTACTCGGTCGCCTGGCCTCTTTTGATAAACGCATGGTGCATGAAGGCGATGAACTCGGCTTGCGAACTCGGTGCGAAGTGCGTTGACGCGGAAGTGGTAAACGCTTTGTAAAAATTTAAGGGAGGGATTTATGACAGTAAAAATGACATTGACATTTAATGATGAAACAATGGAAACCTTGCGAAAAAAAGCTAAGGATGAAGGATTTGAACGCCCGTCATCTTTAGCGCGTTATCTTCTAATCCGCAGCCTTAAAGAAAATAAACAGGCTGAAATTACAGAAGATGAACAGATCATTCAAGTACCTGTTGACAATTATCGGGAACTCCAGGGTTATGCCGAAGTACGAAAATTTGGAAATGTAGCAGCTTTCGCTGTTATTTCCATGGAGCGATTTATGAAGCAGAACTCTCTTTCTGAAGCTCAAAAACGGCGAGTAGAGGCAAAGTATGGTATTAATCTTTTGCGTTGAATGTAGAGGCTTCCTGCGTACCCCGAGGGGGGTGTTTAAATGAGGTCTACGACCACCGAAAACAAGCGCAAGAAGCTTATCCAGCTAATCCATATCGGCAAGGGCAAATTGGGTATGGATGATGAAGCGTACCGCGCTTTTTTATCCGGCCATTGCGGCAGGGATTCAACTAAAAAAATGACAATATGCCAGCTTGAAGATGCGCTAAAAGCGATGCGGAAGAATGGATTTAATCAAAATCCAAGCCGTGTTCAGCCGCTTGAAAAAGGCGCGGCTACCCTTGATCAACTTGAATATATTAAAGGGATGTGGGCTGTATGCGCCCGCAATAAAAGCGAAGCGGCGCTTTCTGCGTTCGTTAAACGAATAACCCGCGTAGACGCTCTTCGCTTTCTTGATGTAGAGCTGGCGCAGAAAGTAATCCTTGCGTTACGCGAAATGATGATAAAGGCTGGTTTTGATCCTGATACATCGGAGGCGGTTCATGGGAAAAAATGACGTTTACAATGATAATACCCTCGCTGTAGATATGGTATTGTTTTGCGCTGATACCGTCGGAGGAGATATCGCGCAGAAAGGCATCCGCGCATTGTTCCGTCATTTTGGCGGACAAATGGTATATATTCCATTGGTTAAAGAAACCGGAACAAGCGCGGGAAATATCCGCGGAATACTTGCCGATGCAGTCGGTGACATGCCCGCGAAAAAAATACTGGAAAAGATCATGTTTCGCTTTGGCGGCTTACAGATTTATATTCCTCTTGAACGCTGTGCATTCAGAAAAATTATCGCTCTGGAAATATACGAACGAAATTATTCTAAAAACGAAACGATAAATGATCTTGCGCGGGAATATAACATCAGTTTTAATTTAGCGTATACTCTCTGGAGAGAAGGCCAACGTGAGAAATATGAAAAGACGCTTCCATATCTGCCGTTTTTAGAATTCAATCATTAATTATAATTAATGTAAAAACGCCGATTTTTATTTGTAGACTGCCTGTATGAAAACGGGCAGTCTTTTTTTATCACTTAACTTTCAGGAAGAAATCCCAAGCAGGATCATGCTTGTTCCTTCGGACAGGATCGTTAAAGGCCGTGACAGCCGCGAATGGAAAAACAATAACCCGAAACAAGCCGCGTTAAATTCAAACGTTAGGCTTCCAATGCTGCCCATTGATGAAAATCATTCCACGGATTTAAGCGCGCCTAAAGGCGGCGCGTCTCCGGCATTCGGCTGGATGAAAAATTTATGCGCTGATGAATCGGGCGCTATTTGGGCTGATGTCGAATGGACAGAACGCGGGCGCGAAGCTGTTTCCAAAAAAGAATACCGTTTTATATCTCCTGTATTTGCGCATAACGAAAAAGGAGAAATAAATTGCATCCTGCGCGCCGCTCTTACCAATACGCCAAACCTTGAATTACCTGCTCTTAATTCAGAGCAGTTAGAAATTAATAAAAAGGAGGTTCCTATGTCAAAGGAACTTTTAGCTCTTTTGGGTTTAACCGAAACAGCAACGGAAGCAGATGTGATCGCCGCAGTAAAAACGCTGAATGCGGCAAAAGAAACAACCGCGCTGCAAGCGGAAAAACCAAAGGTTGATCTTGCCGCATACGCGCCGCGCGCGGATTTAAACGCGATGGAAACAAGGGCTGTCGCCGCTGAAAAGCAGCTTGCCGATCTTAACGCGGAGCGGATTAAGAAGGACGCGGAAGCTGTTGTCGATGAAGGAATCGCAAAATGCAAGATCGCGCCCGCAAGCAAAGCTGAATACCTTGCGTTGTGTTCAACAAAAGAAGGACTTGAAACAGTCAGAAAAATTGTAGCGGATGGCCCTGCAATTATCAGCGCCGCTCCGGCGGCTCCGGCAGGCGCAGCGCCGGGCACGCAAGTTTCACTTAACAGCGAAGAAGCGGCTTTTGCGAAAGCCGCGGGAAAAACGCCCGAAGAATGGGCAAAATTACGGGAGGCAGGAAAATGATCATAACAAATCAAACATTGCAAAATTTGCGGACATTGCTCCGCGCTGAATTTAAAAATCGTTTTGCGGAACTTGGAGCGCAGTCAATTTACAAACTGGTCGCGACTATCATCACAAGCAATACAATCAGCAATACATACGGCTGGCTCGGCCAGTTTCCGCAATTACGCGAATGGCTCGGCGATCGTGTTATCAAAGACATTTCCGAAGCGGCGTATCAGATCGTCAACAAAAAGTATGAGGCAACGCTCGGCGTTGATCGCGCTTCGATTGAAGACGATAACTTCGGCCAGTATTCCGTCCTTGCGCGGGAAATGGCTGATGAAGTCGAACGCTTCTTTAATCAAAACATTGCAGACCTTTTAACAAAAGGTTTCTCCAATCTTTGCTTTGACGGTCAGAATTTCTTTGATACCGAACATCCGGTATATGCCAAAGTTGACGGAACGGGAACCGCGTCAATGGTTTCCAACATCGTCGGTACAGGAAGCGAAATGCCGTGGTTCCTTCTTTCTCTTCGCGGAAGTCTGAAGCCGCTGATTTTACAGCAGCGTTCAGCTCCTGAATTTGAAGAAATCACTGACACCAAAAACGATTCTGTCTTCATGAAAGATCAATATCTTTACGGTATCAGGTATCGCGGCAGTTTCGGATATGGTTTGTGGCAGCAGGCGGTCGCTTCAAAAACAAAACTTACCGCCGCCAATTATGAAGCAGCGCGTTTAAAAATGAGAACCTTCAAGCGTGACGGCGGCTCGCCGATGGGAATTATCCCGACGCACCTTGTTGTCGATCCTACCAATGAAGCTGCGGCACGCGCAATTCTGGAAAAGCAATTCATCAACAGCGGCGAGTCAAATGCGAATTACCACACAGCGGAGCTGATCGTCGTGGATTATATTGGCGAATCTTCGTTGGAGGTTCTCAATGGATAAGGAGAAAATAAACCTTTTGATTGAGCGCCTATGCAAAGCGGAGAAAAAAGAGCGTAACGCCATTGTCATTGAAATGGCGAAAGAAAACGGCTTAAAAGAAAAAGAAGTTTGGAAGCTGCTTATTGATGCCGGATACAATCCAAAAGAAATTCAATCGACTGATCAACAGAATAATCCGCCGGTCACTTCGCAGAATGGTCAGCAGAAAGGTCAAAATAATGATCAGCAGGACAATACAAAAAAACAATCTGTTTTATTGCGGCATAAAACGGAATATTCGCAATACCGCCGCGCAGGGTTGGTTTTGACGCAGAAAGCCCAAACCTACAATGTTACGGAAGAACAACTTGCGGCACTTGAAAAAGATCCGTGGGTTGTTATCTGCAAAAATGAAAAGGAAGGCGCAAGCGAATGATTCCATTAGTTTCCGCACAGCAATTTCTTTCACGAATACCGCAGTCGGCGATTATGCCGGTTGATAATGACGGCGAGCCTGACAGCGCTCGGATTGAAATTGCTTTGCAGGATGCGACAGGAATCATTACAGCTAATCTCCCCTGGCTTTTGGATAAAGAAACCGGGGAGATTGCCTTGCCTGTGAATCCGCAATTCGCGGATGCGCTTAACAGCATCTGCACTGACATCGCGCTGTACCGTCTGACTGACGCTGTTTCCGGCAGCGAGGACGCGAGGGAAAAATATCGCGACAATATGAGCCTATTGAACAAAATCAACCGTGAATATCAAGGCGGTCTTGAAGGTCCGGGTTTACAGTCTTCTGAAGTCGTTACGCCAAATAATGACGAAGGCATTGAAGACGGCAGATTCTTTAAAAAAGGAAGGATGTACTGATGGGTGCCGCCGTTGAAGTCAATTTAAGCGAAATAAAAAAGCTCGCGCAAAAATTAACATCTTTTATGTTATCAGGCGGAGATACCGACAGGCTGTTAAACAGCCTTGGAGAAGTTGTTGTAGGACAGACCCAGGAGCGATTTGATACGTTGGAGGATCCGCATGGCGATCCCTGGCGGGAGTTAACTAAAAAGTATAAAGCCAGAAAAATTTTAGATTCAAGCGGAGGAATTCTGACAAGGGGTGGACTCATGGCAGATTCCATTACATTTCAATTAGCAGGTAACGATTCTATTCTTATCGGTTCTCCGATGGAATATGCGGATTATCACCAGAACGCAAAAAGCGAAAAACGCCGCAGGGAATTTCTTGGAATCAACACTGATAATATTATCGAACTGCAGGACGCTATAGATATTTTTATGAAGGAGCAAGTAGCATGACGTTAGTTGACATTCGAGATGAAGCTGTCTCACAGATAAAAAAGGCTTTTGAAGAAAACAAAAAACTGCACATAACGGCGCATCCGGGACAGTTTAACGAAACGGAAATTAAACGGCTTGCAAATCAGACTCCGGCAGTACTGACGTCTCTTTTACGTTATACAGACGAGGATCACACAATTGATTTTGTAAGCTGGGTATTATACCGCGCCGACAGTAAAGATCGTTTATATGACGGCGCGTTAAAAATAGTATCGGCGTTGGTTCCGGTTATTAAAAATTTGGATGCTGAATGGAGTTTAGGCGGCGGCGAGCGTATAGAAGCCGAATGTCTTTATACAGGAACGCTTGATCAAATTAACATAACGCTTTGGGGCGTTAAATGGAAATGGAAAGTCCAAGAATTGGAAAGCGCGCAGCTTTCCGATCTTGATTATTTTGAAGGTTATAACGCGGCGCATAAAATAGAAAATGCGATCGCTCAAGATAATGTAAATTTGGAGGTTTTACATGCCTGTACCGATTAGACAAATTCCGGCGAATCTTTTGGTTCCCGGACAGTATCAGGAAATCGACAATTCGCTCGCGGGTGCGCAGAGCGATATTAAAAAGGCTCTGATGATAGGACATAAACTTTCCACATCAGAAGCTGAAAGCGGAAAGCCTGTAAATGTAATTTCCGCGGCCAAGGCTCATCAGCTTTTCGGTCATGGAAGCTCTGCCGCTATTATGGCGGAAACATTTCTTTCGCTTAACAAAACGGAAGAATTGTACGTGCTTCCGATTCCGGAACCGGATGCAGGGACAGCATGGAATAAAAAGTTTACAGTCAGCGGCTCCGCTTCATCCGCAGGAATGTTGCACGTTATTGTAAATGGCTTTAATTGTAACGTGTTTGTTTCCAAGGGCGCTGATGCCCAGGCAGTTGCTGCGGCTATCACGGCAAAGATCAACGCCGAACTTACACTGCCGGTAATCGCCGACGCTGATAACGCTGTTGTAACCATTTCAGCTAACATAAAAGGCGAGACGGGAAACAATAACAGCGTAATCATTATTTCTTTTATCGGCGGTGTTTCAATTACAGAAACAGAAACGGCTGCCGGCGTTGGCGTAACGGATATAAAACCTTATCTTGAAGGGCTTGGCGAAACGCGTTACAACTTTATCGCAAGCGATTTTAACGATGTCAAAAACATTCGTACAAGTTCTGATGAACTTGAATCGCGTTACGGCCCTATGCGGCAAATTGGCGGCAGAATGTACATCGCGCTGACAGGCGAAATTGGAAGCAAAACAGAAGACGGCACTCTCCTTTCAAAAGCAGGCGAAGTAAATTCTCCGCACATCGTTCTTATTCCACACGGAAATAATCCGGAATTGCCTTGCGTATGGGCCGCGGCATGGTGTGCGTCCGCCTGCAGGATTCTGGCAGATGATCCAGCCGCAAATACTTACGACGCTAAAATAACTAATTTGTATGCAAGCGTTTCGTATAACTTTGACGATCGGCAAAAGTTACTTGAAGCAGGTGTCGCCACATACCGCCTGGACACAACCGGTAATGTATTAATCGAACGGCTTGTAACCAGTTACACCGAAAACACAGACGGCGGCAGGGACACAAGCTACCTTGATGTTCAGGTTACGGAAACTGTGGACGCTGTGCGCACATATATCAACGTTGAAGCGAAAAAGCGTTTTAAAGCATGGAAGCTTGCAAGCACAAGCGAAAATTTCGGAGCCGGAGCGCGCGTGATGTCGCCTGGTGTTTTCCGTTCATTCCTTGCCGAACTTTATCAGGAAGTTTTTATCAAAGAAAAACAGTGGTGTCAGGATTTTGAAAATTATAAAAAATCAATTTTTGTTGAAATCAAATCCGGCAGTAAAACAAGGCTTGAATATTCGCATGAGCCGAATCTGATTGGTCAGTTTTACATCGCAGCAGGGTTGACGCAATTCAAATAGGAGTAAGTATATGAAACTTGAAAGAGTACAAAGAGTTATCTCGCAGGCGTTAGGTGAACTTCCTATACAGGAAAAAGGGGCCACGTTCAAGCCCGCAGGCGTTAAACGCGAAACAAAGCCTGGTGAAGTTCCTGAAAACACGGGTTATACGGAAAGTCAGACATTCGCTGAATTAAAATTAAAACTTAACGCAACAGGCTCTCTTGGCGTTGAAGAATTATCAAATGTCGGCGAAGACACGCTTACCATTTTTACAACAGGCGGCAAACAGTACATGATGCCGAAGGCATGGGTAACAGAACCCGGCGAACTTGGCGACGCTGAAATGGATATCACCTACAATTCCGGCACAAGCCCGAGATTGGCATAAGGAAATATCATGGCAATAGAATACGAATTAAAACAGCCTTTTAAAGTCGGTGAGCTTGATGTAAAAAAAATCATAATCCAGCGCCCGAAAACAAAAGATTTTATCGCAGTCGGTACTATTCCGCTCGGCAGCGTCGCCGCGGATACAGCTCTTTTATCTTCTCTTTCAGGATTTCCCGAAAGCGTTATCACGCAAATCGATATAGATGATTTATCTGTTTTAAGGTATTACGTTACACGTATTTGGGACTCATATTTTTCTTCAAAACCGTATATCGAAAACCCTACCATCGCGGAGGAAACTCCGCAGAACATGATAACGGAGAAAGATACAGCTTAGAAGAAATTCGCGATCGTGTCGCGGAAATGGCCGCGGAAATTCTTGCGCTGCTTCCCGGAATGGATTTTTCAACGCTTATGGATATGCACTGGGAACAGCTTTCATTCTGGCATGAAAAAGCAGTAAAAGTTACAAAAGCGTTACGCGGGGTAAAATAATGGCGGAACTTAAAGCCAATGTATTATTATCACTAAAAGATATATTCTCGCAGGCTATGAGCAAAGCCGCGGGCGCTGCGGGCGGCTTTGCAGATAAAACACTCGGCGCTATTGATAAAATTGACAAGGCTGTATCAGGCACAGGAGCGAAACTTGCAGCTCTCGGCCTTACATTATCTCTAGGAGCGGCTGCCAAAGGCGTTATCGAACTTGATCATCGAATGACTCGGCTTGGTATTTCAGCAGGCGCATCAGCTGATAAAGTTTCAAAATTAAAACAATTAATTTTTGATACAGCGCAGGCTCCTGATATAAAAATTGACGCTAATAATTTGTTAGACGCCATTGATACAGTTGTAAATAAGACAAATGACCTTAAATACGCGGAAGATAATATACAAAATATTGCTTACGCGATTCAGGCGACAGGCGAATCCGGTGAATCGATTGGTAATATTTTTTCTGAATTTCAAAAATTTGGATATTCAACAGAACAGATCATATCGCTTATGGATGATCTTGCCGCGCAGGCGAATGAAGGTTCTTTCTCGTTAGCTGATTTTGCGAAGCAGGCTCCGGCGATATTTTCTTCATTAGAAGGCAGAAAGATCGGAACCGCGCCGGAAAACATCAAAAAAGTAAACGCAGCATTGCAGATTCTAAACGCAGGCATGAAAAGCCCTGAAAAAGCGGCAAGCTCTCTTTATGCAGCGATGAACGAGTTAGCGGACATTGAAACACAAAAAAAATTAAAACGCATGGGTATTGATGTCCTTGATAAAGATACAAAAGAATTCAGGGATTTTAACGATATCATGCTTGATATCGCGGCAAAGTCAGAAAACGCGCGTGACATGAATTATCTTAACAGTATTTTTTCTAACTCTACTTTGCAGGCGATACGTTCTTATACAGCGCATGGCGAGCGGATGTACGAAAACCTTACAGACCTTGGCGATACTACAGGATTATTGCAAAGACAATCCGCGGAAATGGCAGACACACTTCAATCAAATATTAAAAACCTTCAGACAGCTTTTAATAGTTTTGCAAACAGTAACTTAACTAAGCCATTAGAATATTTAACAGGGTTGTTAAATAAATTATCTGAAGATCCGGAACGCTTAAAAAATATTTTTTCCGGGATCGCTTACGGGATTGGAGCCATAGCCGCTGTTAAAGGAATAGCCGGAATAACAAGATTTATAGGAAGTTTATCGCAGTTGCAAGGCGGAAAAATTGATCTTGGGTCGTTGAGCATGGCTTCCGCAATGCCTGTGTATGTTACCAATTGGGGCAGCAGCGGGATTCCGGCAGGAGGAATGGGCGGCAGCGGAACAGGCGCGCCGCTTCCGCAAACACAATTAGGAAAAGGCACACCGCTAACTAATGCACGTGCTGCTGTAAGTAATTTAAAACCAGCGCAATATGCTGCAGGCGGAGCTATTGCAGGCATTGGCGCTGCTTTTATAAAAATTCCTCAAATGGTAAATGAACTTGATCAAATAAAACAGAATGAAGATTTAACTTCAAAAGAACGCGGTAAAGCAAAAGGCGGAGCGATTGGAGATGCAGCTGGTAGTACCATCGGCGCGGCGGGTGGAGCTGTTGCTGGCACACTTTTAGGAGCGATAGCAGCAGGCGCACTTTCAGGAACCGCAATAGGTACTGCGATTCCCGGGCTTGGAAATATAGCTGGTCTTTTAATCGGCGGCGCTGTTGGTGCGGCGGGTTTTTATTTTGGCGGTAAATTAGGACGTAAAGCTGGAGAAGGAATAGGCGAAGCTGCAGCAAAGGATGATCAAATTAATAGTGAATATTCCTTTTCTGCCCATGAGCTGCCGGAACAGCTTACACAAACTGTAACTAATATATCTCAACAGGAAGTTGAACTCGGTCATGCTGATATAAATTTAAATGTTAATCTTACAGGAGATCGTCCTGCTGTTACAGCTGTTATTCAAAATAACACAATGCCGGCACGCTTTAACACAGGTTCAAGAACAGAACTGCGGAGTTTGATGTCATGAGCAGTCCGCGTTTTGATACTTCCCTTCCAGACCTTTATAAAGAAAATTGGCGCGAAGCATACCGCGCGGATAAAGAAGACGTGCCGCGTTTATCCAGTTATCAGGCACCGGATGGTGAGCCTGTCACTTTTATATATAAGAACCTTGATTTTACAGGCGGTCAGTCGATCGACACCGCAGAATATCCATTTTTCGGTTTATGGTCAAACGAAACGTTAAACCAAAAACCGCAGATTATTACTGTTCATGGTTTTTTACGCGGCGAATATTATTTAAAACAGAGGTCTGCTTTAATTGAAGCGCTTATTGTTCCAACTTCGGATGATTCACCGGGATATTTTGATCACCCGTTATGGGGCAGATTTAAAGTAATTGTCGATAATTATTTCATTCAGGAATCTGTAAATGAAAGCGGTCAATGCGAAATTTCTCTTACATTAAAACGCGCCGGAATTTCTCTTGACAGAAGAACTGCGGATTTAATGCCTGAAAAATTAATTAAACCCAAAGAGGTAGCTCAAATCGCAATTGAAGAATTCTCTCAAGTAGCAGTGAAAGATGTTAATGAATCCGTGCATATAGAAATAAATACAGTAACATTTCTGCAGTCATTTAGCCAGTTAAAAATACAGTTATTAAAAATGGTTGGGAGAATCCAAGCGCCTATAACAATATTAAATTCTGTAACAAATGAAATCACAGGTATATCAAATCTCATTACGCAAGGCGTAAAGTCTCCTATGGTATTGGCACAGACAATGGTTAACGCTTTTTTTTCTATTGTAGGAGCAGTTGCTTCTATTAAAGAATCTGCAGAATCCGTAATAAAATATTTTTTTAGTTCTGATAATAAAAAAAACCTTGTGATGATGTTTTTATCATCGGAAAGTTTTAAGATTCCTGTTGAAGCGGTTACTGTCAGTCAAATGAAAACAAGGACATCGGTAGAAAATTTATATCGCACTGTAAGCTTATGTGCTTGCGCTGAACTTTTGATACAGATGGATGACGTAACATTAAATGAGATGAACGGATATTATGTTTTATATTTAAACCTTGAAAATAAAATAAATCTTGAAGACCCTGGTTTGTACAAAGCAATTATTGAAATGCGATCCGCGCTTTCCCAAACGCTTAAGCAAAAAGTTATGAATAATGAGCAAAAAAAGAATATCGTAAAGCCCGTTCCGCTTCTTTTACTGGCGCATTACCTGGGATGCAATGATGAAAAACTCCGGGCAATGAATTTAATTGAAGATTCACTTTTGGTATCCGGTGAGACATCTTATGTTTAAACCATTAATCAGGAATGTAACCACAGGTAAAGAGCTCTTATGGCGATCCATAAAATTAAAAAAATCACTGGATGAAATTTGCCATAGTTTAGAACTTGAAATACCGCCGTCTGAACGTCAGAAAGTAAGAAGGCATCACAGGCTCGAAATACGTTGTAAGAATAATCTGGTTAATGACTCAAACGGCGAAAGACTTGTATCCACAGTATTGATTGACGAAATTACATCAACAGCGAGCGCGGATAAACACAGCATAATGGTAATAGGCAGATCACCTGCGCGGGATATCATTGATTCAAAATGGTCTGATTATGATTATGAAGACGATGAAGAAAGGTTTGATTATTCAGAACCAACGCTTCGAGCGCTTATTAGGCACATAGGCGGTAAATTTGATATAAATTGCTATACTTTTCCGGCAGATCAGCCTGATGATCCTACAGAATCTGTAAATTACTTCGCGTTTGAAAACGAAAGTCCCTGGACAAAACTTATAGATGAAGCGGATCAACAGGGTTACATATTAACAAGTAATGAAGACGGTAATTTATATCTTTGGAAAGTTCATGGCGTAGTTAGATGGCCGTTTCACATAACCGAAGGTGTAAATATAAAAAATATTAAATGGACAGAGAACGGCTCTGAACAATTTAATAAATATTTGGTTAAGGGCGGCGCATGGGATCCTGTTTGTATTATTGATAACACATGTCCCGGTAATAGAATTCTTTCAATTGATATAACGGATCCTTATGTTGCATTAACGGAACTTGAACGCCGTGCGGAAACTGAAATGAGACGCAGAAGAGAAGTAAGAACTGTTGTTACGGTTTCTGGATGGGGGCTTACTGATGAACAAATAAAAAGCCTTGGAAATACAAAAGGACAGGAAATATATTGGGTTCCCAATTCATTAATCCCGGTTAAAGTGCCGGCATTAGGTCTTAACGCTAATCTTTTAATATCAGAAGTCGAATATTTGGCAAACGCTGAAACCGCAAGCTGTGATATAACGCTGGTAAACAGGGAGATGTATTTGTGAGCGATTTTTTAAGAGTATTGAGTTCAAATGTTCGCAATGTTTTTTCAGTTGCCTCTTTTGATAAACGTCATAATGACGGAAAAATTCAGATAAAAACCGTTTCCGGCAGAATACTAAAAATGAAAGAAGCGTTCCCATACGGTTTTACTGCCAAAGCGAAAAACGGCAAGGCTTTTGTTTTATGTCAAGGCGGTGATTTTAACAGCTTTGATATCATGCCCTTAATTGCTGATGAAAATATAAAGCTGCCGGAGTTAAAAGATGGTGATGCGTCTTTATATACCGGGAACGGCGGCTGGATAGCTGCAAGAGAAAACGGAACTGTGGAACTTTTCGGAAAAGACGCGGGCGGTATTGTCAAGGCGAAAGAACTTGAAAGTCAGCTTAATAAATTATCAGCGCGTGTAGACGGTATTATAAACGCTTTAAAGAATTCGGTTACCGCCGTCCAGGACGGAGGCGCGACATATAGAGCGCAAATTGTCGCGGCGTTAGCTGCATTAACTGATAAAGAAAATTTTTCTCATTTGGAAAGCGAAAAGGTTTTACATGGAACAGACAGTTAATACAGCTCGCATTGAAAATTGTAACGATATCCGCGAACTCGCCCGGATGAGTATAGGCACTGATAAAGGTTCATGGTGGGCTGATCTTAATTTTGGCAGCGAAATATATTTATTAAAAGAGAGCGGGAAGGTTGATGCGAAAACAGCCGGAACTTTTAAGAGAATGCTGCAGGAATGTCTTGCATGGCTAATTGAAGATGGTCTTATAAAAAAAATAAATTGTATTGTTGAACGAACTGGAAAAAATGAGATTTCCTACAATGTGGAAATAGTTAAGCCAAATGACGGTAATATTTTTATTAAGGATATATGGAATGGGGTTTTCAAGGGATAGTTTACAAGTTTTAAAAGACAGAACTCTTGCCAATTACTTGAGTTTATTCAAGCCGTTAGACAGAACGCCTCGCCATAATTTAATTTCTATTATGGCGAATGTGGACGCCGGGCTTTTCCACATGCTGCAGGGCGATTTGGTTTTTTTGTCAAAACAATTGTTTCCTGATACCGCAGAAGGCGAATATTTACGTGCGCATTGGTCAGTATTTGTTCCGCCGTTATATGCGACAGCGGCAATTGGCAAAGCGGAAGTGAGCGGTATAGCCGGAAAGCCTGTGCCTGCCGGAACCATTTTTAAAAGCAATTCGGGAAAAAAATATTTTTCTGAAAAAGCATTTCGCATTGGCGATAATGGCAAGGTTCCTGTCGATGTAAGAGCTGAAGAAGCTGGTCTTGATTCAAACCTTACCGCGGGCAGTTCTCTTTCCATAGTCTCGGCAATATCATCAGATATAAATGAAACGTCTAATGTTGACGCAGCCGGTATATATGGCGGAACAGATGCTGAAAGCGATGCGGAATATCTAAGCCGCGTATTAGTTCACCTTCTCAATCCTATACGGTATGGACAGAGGGGAGATTACGCATCATGGGCGCTTGATTCTACACCGGAAGTTTCCAGCGCATGGGAGTTTAAAAACTTTGGCGTGTTTGGCGCTCTGCTTATTCAGGTAATTAATGGCAGCCAGCAAAGCGGCGTTTTTCAGGTGTACAATCTGTCTGCTGTTCGTGATTATATCAGTACAGTTTCTCCGCCAATTATATTTGATGTACGCACGCCTGCGCTTATTTCCATAAATCCTGAAATAAAACTATTACCGCAGGAAGATAGCCAGGAAAACAGGGATATGGCCGAAATTCGTTTAAAGACATATCTTCAGTATACTGCCGAACCTGGCGTACATGTTACATCCGGTGCATTACGTGAATCAATTATTGACGGCGTAAAAATAACCAATGCTACTGTAAAAATTTCTGGAGATATAACCGGTAGTTTAAAGACAACAATTTTAGAATATCCTGTGTTGGGAAAAATAACATGGGTATAAACATAGCGTCAGAAAAAGAATATAGTAATGCTGTTCGCGAGCTGTTTCCAAAAGGTGAATACTGGGATAAACAGTTTTCGGATCCTGAAAGCGATATTAATCTATATTGTAAAGCTAAAGCTGCGGAGATAATTCATTTAAGAAAACGAATGAACGATCTGCTTGCGGAAAGTAACAGTAATACTTCAACTGAAACGATTGGTGACTGGGAACGTGTTTTAATAGGACATATGAATTTACAATTGTCTTTATTTGAGCGCAGAGAAAAACTAAGAGTACAAAAAGATTCATCAATAAACCGTTTAATTATTATTGATACAGCCAAAAGCTATGGATTTAGAATTATTGATATTGTATTTCCTTATAAGGCTTCATTCTTTGGTTTTTCTAAATTTGGCCTTTCTATGTTTTCACGCCCTGTATTTTTTTCTGTGTTTTTTATTATTGCGGAATTCCTGAATGACGATCTTAAAAATACCGCTAAAGAACGCATAAACGATTTATCAGAAACTTCTTTCATTAAACAAAGTTTTCCAGGCTGTTATGAAGGCAGATTTTTTTCAGGTATTAAAGCTCTTGAAGATTTTGAAGAAACTGTAAACGGCAGATTGCTTTCCGGAAACATTGTTTTTTTTCAATATAAATTGGAGGTATAAAATGATTTTATATACAACATGGATCACAGAGAAAGACGGCAGGGTAGATCGTATTATGCAAAATCCTGGAGATAAATCACCAGGCCCACAGTGGCGAAAAGTTCCCAATGACTGGAAAGGGAATCATAACGATGATTTATCCTGGTTTGACGACAGCGGACGCCGCATACCAAATTCAAAACTAATTGAAAAAGGTGATGTAATTGATAACCGCGGACGCTGGTTTCATAAAGAGAATATCGGAGAGAGTATACAGGTATACAATCTCGGCGATGACGCTCCCGGCAAAGAATGGACAAAGGAAGAACCTTTAAAAGATGAGCCATATCAAAAATGGGACAGTAAAAAAAATAAATTCATAATTGATATGGAAAAAAAAGAAGAATGCGAAAAAGCTAAGAGTGCTTTTGAAAAGAAGAGCGCTATACAGGCAGCGGAACAGAGAATACAACGTTCTTTGATTGCAAAAATAAGCGGCAAAGCTACAGACGCAGATGATGAATATTTTAATAAATACAGCGCAGAGATTGAAAACTTGCGTATTGAATTAAATCAATTAGAGGGGAGATAAATTATGGCTGGCTTGTACCCGACAGATGAAGTAATAAATATGTTTGGCACCGATGTTAATTATCCCGGACTTGATCCTGTAACTCATAAATTTACAGATGGAGATTTTTCTGATCCATTAACAAAGCCATCGTATATTCCGGCAAAAACATTTAATCTCATTCTTGACAATTTAGGTAGCTTGATCAGCGGACTTGGATATGAACCAAACAATACAGACCCTGATCAACTTATCAAAGCAATTCAAAACTATCTTTTTCCTGTCGGAAGTTCTTATATACAGCATGTGAATGATCCTTCGCCTCTTGAACGCGGTTTACGAGGCACATGGGAAATTTGGAATGCGCGGGCGGATTTGTATGGATTAAGATCGGAAGCATTACCGAATTATTCAACATATACAACAGGAACTAATTACAGCGTCGGAAGTAATGTTTTATATCATCTGCCAGGTGATGATTACGCAATTTTCAAAGCAAACCAGGCAATTACAAACGCGCCACAACAATTGGATCCTGTTAAGTGGGATAAATTAACACAGGAAATATTTGTTGAACGCAGGCACTTGCAGGAATGGCTAGATAATGATTTCTCAATTGGAACACAGATAATAAATGGAAATTATTCTGGCTATTATGTATCAGAAATAATAGTCCCAGGCGGAAAATATTTTGCTCCGGCAGGCGGAAACAGACCACCTTTTGGAGAGGGTACTGCGCCAGACTTTGCTAGACCAATAAAAGGTAAATTCGGTTACAGTGATAATAACGGCGGGTTAGGTGTTTTTCCCAGATATGATATGGATGGTGTATTTGATGGAGAGAGAAATTTAGGTACACCTGCAAGACAAGCAGGTGTTACTAGTGCAGGTTTTGCTTCTATTGTCTCTTTGGACACATCAAGAACAATGCTTACAGGCAACGAAAATTCCCCGCGGACAATATCAATTTTATACTGGCGGTATGTTGCTTAAGCAACACGCCGCCAGTAAAGTACAGATAACGTTGGTGGAATATTGTTGTGTGGCTGATTGCCGCCTGTTTTGTTGGTAGTATTCGGATATTCTGTGTATGGAACATAATTGCCACTTGCATTCGCTGTAAATCTTCCATTTTGTGCCCATGAAGAAAACCGATGATCATGCTCGGGCATTTCATCAACTGTTAAAGTATGAAAATCTTCCCCAGCAGTACCCTCTCCAAAAGGTCGATTGAATTAAGCGATACGCCTCCAACATAAAATTGAACTGGTGCGTGGAGAATTTTCAAAACCAGTTTTAATGACATTATCTAAATTAAAACTAATTCGGTCATAGATATTTGAATTAGCTCCGGTGATTGTACCCCTTGCTGGTCTTCCACCTGCAGCAGTAAGTCCATTAAATACACCCGTAGGTCTTGATAAAACTCCCAATTCACCATTATTATCAGACCATGAGAGACTTCCTGTCATTGGTCTTAGAACATCCCCAGCAACACCCTCTCCAAAAGGTCGTTAAATTCCGGCACTTGCAAATAATTTTTTAAGTTTCCATTTTGTAAGCCGATCCCTTCTAAATATTCTAACTGTCTCTCGGTGAACGCCAAGTAATTTTGCTATTTCGGTGTTGTTTTTTCCTTCGCGAATCATTTTTCTTATTATTATTTCTTTACCTGTCAATTTAACATTTTTATATATTATCTGTTTATTACCTAACTTTTTCCCTTCCGCCTTAACCCTTGCCAGTGCTTCTTTTGTTCTTTGAGAAATTAAATTACGTTCGATTTCCGCGGATAATCCAAAAGCAAATGCAAGTACCTTGCTTTGAATATCATCACCTAAACGGTATCCATCTTTTATAGTCCATATTTTTACATCCCGTTCAAGGCAATTGGATAAAATATTCATTATCATAAAAAACGATCTGCCCAGACGCGATAACTCGGAACAAATAATTAAATCGCCTGATTGAACAATTTTTAACAAGCTTCCAAGCTGCCTTTTTTCAACTGCCTTTGTACCGCTGATTGTTTCTTCAATCCATTTTCCAATTTTGATTTTCATTTTCTTACAAAACTGAGTTATTTCAAACCGCTGATTTTCTACTGTTTGCTTGTCTGTGCTGACGCGTATATAGCCATATATCATAGGTATATCCTCCTAAATTAGATATACCTATATAATTCCTTATTTTAATATTTTCTAAAAAGTAAAATTTTACATAAATCAAAATAAAAAAATCATTGTTTTGCAAGTCTTTTTCATTATGTGTAATAAACTTATTAATTATATTCTCTTGTAAACACGTTTTTTTTTGTTTGCGCGTTCACCTTTTGGCGGGTTTTATGGTGACAGATAGCTATGATTAAAATTATAGGGAAATACTGGTATCCTGATCTGACGGGATCAGAGAGCCGGCAGCAGGTTGAACGGTGCCGTGAGGACGCG